GCCTTTTCGTAGGCGGCGGCTTCCTTGTCAGCGGCTGCCTGGGCGGCTGCGGCTACGCCGGCCTGGGCTGCGGCCATCTTGTCGGCGCTTGCCTGCGCCTTGGTCGCCATGAGGTCCGAGTCGGCGATGACCTTCGCGACGCCTTCGTTGAACCGCGCCAGGTCCAGTGACGTCTGGATGTTGATGGCCTTGCTGGACAGTGCTTCAAGCTGGGTATTCAGCTTTGCCAGCTGGAGGTCCCACTGAGCTTCGGAAATGCCGAACGTGGCGTCGTAGGTCTTGTCGGTGACCATGTGGATCGCGGTTTCGGCTTCGGAAAGCTTGGCCAGCAGTGCGTCATCGTCCAGCGACAGCGTTACCTTAACCGGCTTGACGAGCTTCGTCTGCGCAGCGACCTCTGCGCTGAACTTCGATACGTCGGGGGTCACCGGCACATCGACATTGGCACCCTGGAGCGCGGCCAGGACGCCCGTGATGTCGTCGGCGTTGAACTTGACCAGGATGGTCGCGGAAAGGGAGCTGATCTCCGCCAGCTGCTTTGCCAGCGACGACTTGTCGATGTCGAACGAAAGGTAGTCGGTCAGCTGCGCGCTCTGGAGGAGCCGCCGCAGCAGCATGATCTGCGACTCGATCTTCCCGATGGGCATGTCGATGTCCAGGAAGTCCGTCAGCTGAGCCTGGGCCATCTTGGTGCGCAGCATCGCGATGGCGGGTGCGATGCCCTCGGTGTCGATATTGACCGGGAGGGTTGCGCCCTTCTTGATCTCGGCCTTCAGCGCGGTGATCTTAGACAGCGCTGCCGAGGTGTCTGCGTTAACCGGGATGGTAGCGGAAAGCCCTGACGTGGCTTCCTTGATAACGGCTATGGTCCTCAGCCTGAACCGGCTACCGTCAGGCAGGACGGATACCCATGCCTCACCGATATTACGTGCCATTCGCTTCCCTCCGGTTCGGTGCCAGCCTAGCCGAAAGACGGCCGTTAATCTATGAAGATAGAATCCAGCGCCGTAGTCAGGAACGGGTGCTTGCTGTGCATTTGCTCGGCAGGCAGTTCAAGGAAAGTGCCGGGGTCTTCCGGGGCGTTAGCGCCGCCGAAGAGAATATCGCCGTACGTTGTCGCGTGCCCGAAAGCGGTTGTGATATGTGACTTCAGGTAGCCGGGAGGGCGTGCATCCGAGGTGCGTCCTGTGTGCCAGCGGTCGGGGATCTTGCGCACAGGGGCTTTGGCTGTCGCCAGGGCGGCTAGCTGGATGGCGATCTCGCGCATGAGGTCGCCGACAGGGCCTTCCGGGTCGCGCATGAGCGCGCTGACAGCGGCCTGGCTTATGTCTACTTCATTGTCAGCCAAAGTCGTCGTCCTTCCCCGTGATCTTCTTACCCCGGATCTCTTTGTCCAGCTTTCCGGAGAAGTAGAGATCCGTGTCTGACTTGTACAGGCTCTCCTGCATCATAGCCTCAAGCTCAGGGGAAAGCTCGGGCTCGGCATCGGGATCGAGACCGCGCAGGATCATGTTGGCGCGCATCATTTCCTCGGCCTTAGCGTTAGCGGAAACGCGCTGGCCTATCTGTTCGTCAAACTGCTCGATCTGTTCTTCGACCGTGGGATCGTCTTCGCCGCCGGGCTGAACCTGGCTGACGTGGTGGTAGTACACCATGTTGGCGATTTCCCGGATGGTGAAGTCCGTGACCTGCTGCCCTGACCACAGGAGCTTGCCTTCGAATACCGGCAGGTAGTCAACTGCCCACCGGAAGAGGGTCAGGACTGCGCGGTAGGGCGTCCCGCCACGATCTCCAAGCCGTGGGTGACTACGTCCAGCAGCTGCTCCGCGTCGGCGTCTACGTCCAGGGCGTAGTCTTCGAACGCGCCCCAGTCTTCCTTGAGGATTACGCTCCGGAGCATGGCGTAGATGGCGGCGAGGGCGCGCGGGTCGTCAGTGGAAAGCTCGGAAGCCGCCGACCACTTGAACATGGCCATCGCGCCGATCTTCTCGCGGATGCGGAATTCCCGGTCGCCGAACTTGAGGGTGTCGTATTCCTTCTTGCCGACGACGTTGCCTTCCACGGCTTCTACCGTGAGGTCAGCGAGCGCTTCCTTGTCAGTCTTTGCGAGCTGTACCGCCGCAAGTTCCCGGTCGGTCTTGGCAGTGGTAGCCACGTATTCTCCTCGTCTAGGTAAACAAAGAGAATCCTATCACTATCCGGACATGACAAAAGCGGCCTTCGAATATATCGAAAGCCGCTTTTGGAGTGAGCCGGATCAGGTACCGGCGATACCCGTCGGCGGGTAACGGTTGACCGAGGTAGCCGCGTTCCAGGTGGACTTCAGGCTGACACCAGCAGAAACTCCGCCGGCGAGCGAATAGTCGGGGAGGATCTGGCCGAAGAAGTACTGGCCGGGGTTCGCGCCCTGCGAGCCGAGGGTGCTCGGGTACAGGTAGAAGTTACGCGGCTGGCCGTCCTTCGCAGCGATGTAGGTCTGCGCGGTGCCCGTGTCGAAGAACCCGGAGAAGTCACCGGATGCGTCGGGAAGTCCGGATACCCAGATCAGGTTGGTGTCACCCATGCAGGTAACGTCAACCTTTGCGACCGTGAAGTTGATGGACCAGTCGGAGAGGTACAGCATGGGGCTGGCCTGGTCCGCCGGGTTGACGCCGAGGTACACAATGCCGTTACGCCCGTGGATACGGCTCATTAGTCAGCCTCCTATAGGACAGTGGTGTCACTATTAGGTTAGGATGCCTAAAGCCGACGTGCCAGTCTACAGAAGGCCGAACTTCGCCATCTCTTTCATGAGAAGCGCCGCGTGGTTGTCGAAAGTCCTGTCCTTGATAGCATTTCGTGCCTTTCGGCCGAGCTTCTTCCTGAGTTCTTCGTCTTCCAGGTACCAGGTGAGCAGGTCAGCAGCTTCCCGAGCCGTTTTGTATGTCGGCAGGAACGGGAAAAGCTCGTCTGACTCGCCGCGTGCGTCCCTGATCCACGGAATTCCGCACGCCGCCGTCTCTATCTCGCGCGGGCCGATCGCCCACCCTTCGCCCTTGTGGTCGTCTTCTGATTCGCGGCGGTAGAAGTTGATCCCCACCTTAGAGCGCCGGTAGATTTTCGCAACCTCGTCGTTGTCAACGCACTCGTTAAGCGCATGGCCAACGTACTTCAGGAGGGGAGAGCCTTCCATGTGGTCGCAGTCCCACGCTGCTCCGCCCAAGGCAATCTTGTACTTCTCCGTGTCGATGTTACTGAACAGTTCCTCGAAGAACTCGCGCCGCGACTCGAACATCGTTCCGATGAACGTGAAGTCGATGTTCTTCTTGCCGCGCCCCGGGTAGTGGATGTCAGGGTCGTAGGCGTGCGGCATGTACATGGCCGGGGCGAGCTGTGCGTACTCTTCTATGTTCGCCGGGTCGTTGAGCAGGTTCAGCGTCGCGTACTGCGCCCGCATAAGCTGCTCGTCGTCCTGGTACGGGGACTCGGTATGCGCGAGCACGAGCTTGTGGCGGCGAGCCCTGATCAGGTCGAGTACCCATGCGGGGGTGAAGAACGCCGACACGAAGAACACCATGTGGGGCCACACTGAGTACAGCTCATGGGTAAGGCCCTGCATCGCGGCGCGGACGGCGTCTTCCTTGTCCATGGCCGCCCTGTACGGCATGAAGCCGCACTCTTTGCAAGGACCGACTTCCGTGTTGTAGTCAGGGAAGGAAACCTGGCTGTAGAAGTTAAGGCGGTCGTTGGTGTTGAAGACGGCGACTTCGTGTCCCTGCTTCTCGAATGCCCTCTTCCACCCGTTGAACACATCGGCCACGGAAAAATCCGGCCCTGGGTGAACCATTAGAATGCGCATCAGCTTATGTCCTGGTGTACGGAGATGTTGACAGTCAACCGGCCCTGGAAATACGTCTGCCCGGCGATCTCGATGTCGCCGTAGGCGGTTACCTGAAGAGGCTCGCACCATTCGACTACGCCGCCGAGCGTCGGGTCTTCAGCCAGGGCGACGGGGATGGAAACTACGGAAGAGGACGGCTCGAACCCCAGGTACTGGTCAACTGCCTTCTGGGCGCGATCCAGCGACGGTGCACGAGAGACGAAAATACACACGGCCATGTTCATCTCGGTGACTACGGGCACGGGACGGCCTAGCGTGGCCAGGTGGCCGCCGAAGGTGAGGCCGTACTTCGCATAGGGAGCCTGCGGCAGGATCGCCGCCATCGGCGGGTTGACCTGGTCCGGCATCCTCGGAACGCACGTAAGCCCGGTAAGGTTCTGGATCTGAGCCGCCAGGGATTCCCTTACAGCGGAGACATCAGCCATTGGCCAGCATCTTCTGGAAAAGGAGAACGCAGAGACTGAACGCCTGCTTCCTGCTGAAGCCCTTTTCGCGGAAAGCACTGTAAACAGAGTGCATGTAGTCTGCCACTCCGGCCGCGCCGTCCTTCCACATGTCAAGCGTGGCGTCGCTCATGGTGTCGCGAAGCTCCCGTTCGGTTTCCGGGTCTAGTGATTCGTCCACGTTATCTCCCATGCCTCGTCTATTTCGGCTTCCAGCGGAACAACTTCGCCCCAGGAGACTACCATGTTCCCCGGCAGAAGAAGGGCCGCGTGGGAACCCTGCTGCGTTTCGTAGCCGATTACCATTCCGGGCTCGGCGTCCAGAGGATGCACCATTCCGTATTCGGTAACGTACGCGGGCTTCCACACGTTGTCGGAGTCGATCCTTTCCAGCGCGTCCTGAATGGTTTTCGTCCAGTACTTGCCCAGCCATTCGACCATGCTGTCCGGTACGCGGTAGCCCGTGCGGTAGAGCAGGTGGTTGGCGAGCGCCACGGCTACGCAGTTCTTTTCGCCAAGGTCGTTCCCTGCTGTTACCCACGTTTGGTTAAGGGAAGGAGCGCTGCCCGGCGCGGTGCGGTACCTGGGCGTGGGGGCCTTCGAGGACACGCGGTTAGCGGCCTGCCTTGCGGCGCGCACGGCCTGCCCGGTCCTGGCGGTCGCAGCCCTGCGCGCCGACGTCCGGCTCGCGCCGATGACCTTCCCGCGCCGCGCCTTAGGGGGGTTAGCGCCGTACGCCGACTGGAGATGGCTTGCCGTGGCTGCCTGCGTACGGAGCTGGCCGGCGAGAGCGGTTGACTTCGGCGTTCCGTACGCGGCCTGGAGGTAGCTGCTGCGCACACTTGAAATCAGGGCGCTTCCCTTGGTAGCCGCCCGGCTCCGGTTTCGCCCCGCTGCCGTCAGAGACTGAATCCGCTGCTTCGTTATCTGCGCGGAACGCTGCTGCGAGATGGACTGCTGGATGGAACGGTTGTACGCCGCCTGGTACGCATTGCTCTGCGCGCCCGTCATCTTCGCCTTGGAGTACGTAGTGAGCGGGGTCTTGATTCCCTTGGGCGTGATAGCCCTAGCGCTCTGCTTCGACGCCAAAGCCCATCCTCCTCGCGCTCGCACTGCCCCCGTACACGGCATTAGGGGAAAGCTCGGCATGGCAGTTGAGGGTGCTGTGCGGGTCCATGGGGGGTGCCTGCTCGTAGCCCTCTTCGTCCTCGTCGTCACCGCCCGATACGCGCATGTTTACCTTCGCGACGGAAGTATCCCACATGAAAAGCTTCGTGCCGACGCCGAAGAAGAATCGCATGCTAAGAGCTTACTCTATAAAACTCCGACCTTGCCGACCGAGATATAAGGCCGGAGAAGTTCCGCCGCCCACGGGGACGACTGTACCTTGACGAGACCGAGGTCCCCCACGCCGGCGATGCCCCACGGAGCGTCCTTTGCCTTGAACAAGTCAGCGGCCAGGATAAGGGCGGCCTGGGTGACGTTCGGCGGGACAGACGGCCATCCCCAGACGCCTTCGATCTGGACGCGGTTCTGGTCAGTGAAAGGCCACAGCCACGGCAGCCACTGACCGCCGGCCGGACTCGGGGAGCCCTGTCCCTGAAGCACCTGGAGGTAGTTCCTGGGGCGCTCTACGCCGAAGCTGTGGACGTTGTACAGGCTCTCGAACCGGAACAGCTGGAAGTTGACGTTCTCTGTCCAGAGGGTGTCGTAGACGCCGTCGCCTGTGTAGTCGAGGCTCAGCTGAGTGCAGGTTACGATGTCGCCGATGTACAGGTTCCACACGTTGTCCGGGCGGAAGGTCCGCGTTTCGGCGATCTGGTAGAAGTGCCTGCCGCAGTAAGTCGAGATCCAGTCGGTGACCGCGCTGATCGCGAGCTGGATTTCGTAGTCGTCGGTGCTGTCGGTAATGGACAGCCGCGACTTGAGTTCTTCCATTCCGCAGTACCACTGGCTCATGCCGAGGCCGGTATCGGACAGGGAAACCAGGCGGAACGTGCCGGGAGTTGTCTGCTGTACGCCGGAGCCGGTGCCGATCCAGATGAAAGTCCACAGGCCCGGGAGGGTAAGCCCGGTGAGCGAAAGGTTGTACACGCCCGCACTCGCCCGGGTAATGGTGTTGTGAGGCGGCGAGCCGTTGTAGGTGTACGTGGTCTGCGCCTGCGTCGGGTCGATGACTACGCACGTTACGCTGGAGGGGTCGGTGGCCGTTCCGCTCGCGTTCAGGAAGGAAACCGGGGTAAGCGGAATCGCCTCAGAAGAGTTATTGTAGTAAACCGTTGCGCTCATGCGGACCCCTTTTTCATATTTTAATAATATGAGGCGGACTCCGGCAGTTATACGGCTAGGTTCACCACGACCGAAGAAGTCGCGAAGGTCAGCGTGTCGCCTGAGTTCGTGCCGACTGCCGTAGTCAGCTGCCCCCACCACCAGCGTGCGGGGGTTGTGCCTGTGTCCCAGATCGAGGCGTACGTGACTGTGACTGTGGGCATTCCGGTCTGGGTGATGGCGGCACCGGAGTTCGTGACCGACGCGTTAGGCGCTGAGTAGGCGGGAGATCCCCAGGTAGAGGAACGCGCGAACGTTATACCGCCTGTGGTGTAACTGCCGCCGTTGATCTCGGTGCCGTCTGCTGTTTCGCTGGCCGCCGTGGACATCAGCTTCAGCTTCGCGTTGGTCGTGCCGCCGAATGCAGTGAACGTAGCCTGACCGGCCATGCCGGCGACTACGGTCTTCGCAATCGTGAAGTCGAGTCCGCTGGTAGCCATCTATTCCTCCGCGCCGTGGGTCGATACGTGAGCGTGCACGGTTTCGGCGTTCGACTTAATCCACTTGAGCAGGGCGGTCTTTCGCTTTTCGCCGCTCATGTTCAGGATTCGGTCACACGAAAGATCGGTGCAGCCATTGTCGCGGCAGCAGTCCATGTGCCTTGTCTGGAGAGTACCGTCAGCCTGGAGAACGTGATGATGCGGGTCGGCGTCCTTGACATTGCAGACGTCGCAGCCCATTTCTGTTCGGGTTTCTACAGCCATGGGTGCATCCTACAGTGAGATGTAGGAAAGGTTGCCGTAGATAGCGGTGTTGATGTTGCCCGATCCGTCTACCGCGTCGATCCTGTAGAACAGCAGTGTCTCGTTCTGGAGGTCGGCATGGGAGATGGCAACCGTGGCTGCTCCGGCCGATGCGTTCGTGATCGTAATCGCCGGGCTTCCGCCGCTGCTCGACAGGGTGATAACCCGGCCGTCGTTGTCGGCTACGCCCGCTGCGGGCTTCATCAGCATGTTCACGGTGTACCCGGTGAGGTTCAGGGCGGAGCCGTTGCTGGTAATGGTCACGTTCAACGTGATGTCGTTGAACTCCGCAAAGCTCAAGTTGACGTTCTGCATAGACCATCCCGTCACGCCGCCGCCGAATGCTGTCAGCGCAATGGTACCACCGAAGTCTACCTGGGTTCCAGAACCGCCTAGCGTGCTGACTACGGTATCGGCCGCTCCGCTAATCCCCGTGAGGGTTACCGTCGCCCCGCCGCCGTAATTGACCTGGGTGTTAGTGCCGCCGTAATCGACTACGATCTCGGAATCGCTGCCCGCGAGGTATTCGGGGATTACAGTGCCGCCGAGGTTTTCCGGCGGACGCGCCGAGCCGTTCTGAGCCGTGGGGTTCGCGACGTTGCCCGAGCCGCCTGCCAGCCCAGCCGTACGCTGACCGCTTCCCGGTGCCTGAGCCGTTCCCGACGCTCCTGCAAGTCCGGCTGCGTACCCGGTACCGACGCTGTAAGCGGTGCCTGTAGCCGAAGCCAGTCCTGCGCGAACAGCTGTTCCCGGCGTAAGCCCAGATCCGGTGCCGGAAGCGAGTCCTGTCGTGAGAGCGTGCGCGGGGGCCTGTGCGGTTCCTGTGGCCGTAGCCAGCGCCGGAGTGAATCCGTGGGAAGGAACCTGCGCGGTACCGGACGCCGTGGCCAGGTTTGACGTCAAACCGTAGACGGGTGCCTGGGCCGTGCCGGTGCCCGAGGCGAAGCCGATCGAACGGTTGCCCGTAGCTGGTGCCTGTGCAGTGCCTGTGGCCGTAGCGAGAGCCGGCGTGAGGGCGTAAGAGGGAACCTGCGCGGTGCTTGTTCCGCCTGCTACTCCCGTAGTCAAACCCGTAACGGCAGCCTGGGCTGTTCCTGTAGCCGTAGCGAGTACGGCGGTGATCCCGGTGAAGGTGACAGGCTGGGCGCTACCTGTGGCCGTGGCGATCGTCGGGGTGACCTGGAGGCCCGAGCCGTTGACCGGAATCTGCGCGGTTCCCGTGCCCGTAGCGAGAGCGGGAGTGAAGTTCCCGGCAGAGGGAGCCTGAGCTGTTCCTGTTCCGCTGGCCAGTCCCGTAGTCAAGCCCGTAGCGGGAGCCTGAGCCGAGCCGGTGGCCGAGGCGAGTCCGGGTGTGAGGTTGAAGGTTACGGTGTAAGCCGGGACCTGAGCGGTTCCCGTAGCCGTGGCGAGGCCGGCGGTAATGCCGACAGCGGGAAGCTGCGCCGAACCCGTGGCCGTAGCCAGTTCTGGTATTGCCGAAACGGCAGAGGTGAAAGTGGGAATCTGCGCGGTACTGGTGGCCGAAGCGAGTCCTGCGGTAAGTGCTGATCCTGGCGACCGCGCCGATCCTGTGCCGCTGGCGAGCCCCGCAGTGATTCCGGTAAAAGTGACAGGTTCAGCGGTGCCGGGGCCTGTGGCGAGTCCCGTAGTCAAACCCGTCGCGGGAGCCTGAGCCGTTCCCGTAGCCGTGGCCAGCCCGATGAGCAGCCCGATACCCGGTGCCTGAGCGGTGCCTGTCCCCGTGGCAAGCCCGACGTTCCTGTTGCCGGTGACTGGAGCCTGAGCCGACCCTGTGGCTGTAGCCAGCGAGATAGTAAAGGAGGTAGCAGGAGTCTGCGCGGTTCCCGTGCCCGTAGCGAGATTCTGGGTAAGGGCGAGCTTAGGGATCTGTGCCGTACCTGTCGCCGTAGCCAGGGCGGGTGTCAGGTTCTTGTTCGTGGCTGTTACGTTGACCTGGCCGGGGATGAAGTTGCCCGGCTGCGCATGTCCGGGGACAGCCGCAGAGCCCAGCGTACCGTCGGTGCCGGAGTACACAAGAGACGGCACGACGTTGAAGTTGGCCCAGGTGCTGAAGGCAGCTGGGTCCGTGGCGACGTTCGGCTGCTGCGCGACGGTGACGTACAGCGCGGTCAGCGTGATCTCGTCGGCAACCGAGCCCAGGTTAGTCCAGGTAAGTCCGTCTGGGGCGGCGTCCCAGTACGTTGTGCCGGCCGACTCGCGCAGCCGCAGCCACTTATGGGCCGTCGCGCTGTAGGCGATGCTGAAGACGGTGACGTAGGTGCCGGAGGTGTGTTCGTAGCTGCCTTCCAGGAAGCCGCTGTTCTCGAAGTAGAAGTAGCCCTGCGTCCCGGCGGCGTTCAGTACCTGGAAGCAGGACTGGGAGTTGGTGGTCCCGGTTTCCGCCTGGACCAGCTCGACGGTAATCGAGGAGCCGGTCAGGTCGTAGGTGCTGTTCGACCCGATGACAGCCGAGTTGGTGCTGCTGGCCTGCTGGGTCAGCGTCAGCACGCCGCCGCCTTCGACCGCCGTGGACGATCCCGCGCTCTGGTTAGCCCACAGGGTAGCGTTCAGCGACGACCCGCCGAACGTGTCCTGGAGGGAGCCGAACAGCGCGTTAGTGCTGCTGGACTTCAGCGCGAAGACGGCCCCGGCCGCATACCAGGTTTTGCTGGTGACTGTGGCGGTGTCGGTCAGCGCCGAGCCGGATGTGGGGCCGCTCTGGTAGTCAACGGCGCTGTGGCATTCCGTCGTGGTGACAGAGGCGTCGCTGGTGAGGTTCGTCCAGCTGCCGCCAGGGGTGTAGGTGATCGACCCGTTGCCCGTGGAGGTGCGGGCGGCGAACGCGGCGACGGCGTACTCGCCCGACCCGGCGATGCTCGCGGCGGTGGACACCGCCCACGACGACAGGGACGTGCCGCTGGCCCCGGACGAGTACGTGCCCGAGGTGTCGATGACCGGAGAACCGCCGCCGCTAGACGTGAACTCCAGCAGCGTGCACGAAGACCTGGCGTCGGCGGTGACTGTGTACGCGGCGGTGAAGGCCGGGGCTGCGTCGCCTCCGGCCGATGCCATGATCCAGACGGAAACCTCGGCGAAACCCGCGCCGCCCGACGAGGCCCCGTTGGTGGGGTCGAGGACCTGCGTCCACCCGGTCGTGCCGGATGCCTGTGCGACGGCGAACGTTGAGCTGGTGTCGGACGCGCAGGTGACGATGGCCACGAGCAGGTCGCCGGCGGTGCGCGGCTGGGTGGCCGACCACGCGTTGGTGATCGTCTCGGTCGCGCTGGAGGCGTACTCGGTGTAGGCGGTGGCCGTGGGCGTGCCGACCTGCGTCACGGCCATGGCTTACCGCCTGACCGGCCGGATTACTCCCGCTACGACGACGGGGCCGCCGTCCATGTATTTTCCGGTCGTCTCACCCCAGTCGTCCGGGTAGGGGTGCGGGTGCTCTACGTCTCCGTGGATATGCGACCGGACATCGCGCTTCCAGAAGTTCACGTCGATGCGGCTGTCCAGGAAGCGCCAGCAGCCCTTTCCGTCACAGTCGTGGCAGCGCCCCCAGTCGGGGTGGTCAGGTACGAGGAAGTCTTCGGGGCCGAACCAGGACTGAGCTTCAGCAGAAAACTTCGTGCAGCCCAAACCGATATCGATCCACCGGGTGTACGGTTCGGGGTACGTCATATAGCGGTACACGCACCATGGCTCGTCGCAGGAAGCAAAGGACGGCAGCACGCCGGAAGTAATAACCTTGTCGTCTTCGATTACCACAAGGTCTTCGCCGCTGTTCCAGTGAAAGGCCACGGCTTCCGGGTAGGCGTAGATACTGTCCGAGGTGTCGATGAACTCTGCGTCCGGCGCGTACTCCTTCGCCGCGTCCCAGGCCGGGGGCACGCGTTTGGTATAGCAGAACAGAACTAGCACGGCACGTAAACACCCCACACCGACACCTGGCTATCCAAGTTGACACTGCCGCTAGGTATTCCTGCGGTGACTGTGAGATTCTGGCCCGTAAGACCACGATCTCCGAAAGAGTACGTCCATACAGCCGAGGAGTTGATCGCTGTCGGGAGCAGCAGGTTCCAGTTGATCGAGCCGTCGTATCCGTCGTCGTTTTCCAGGTCTGTAATACTGACGTTTCCCGAGTTAGCCCCCAGAGTAAGCGGGTTCTGTGTGTCGTACTCGATCACCACGCCGAGCAACCGAGCACGATAACCAGGAATATCGGGGATAGTCGCGCTAGCTCCGATGGTCCCGTTAGTTTCGCTGAAAGCGAACTGACGCTCAAGCTGATTAATCATTTTTATTCCCCTTCTAAGATTCCCTGAAGATCAGGGGGGCCGGGCAGGTAGCGACGTTGGATGTCGCGGCGGTACCTCCCCACTTGCAGGTGAGGATGAGAGGGTTCGTGGCGGTCAGGCTCGTAGCGGTCTTGTAGGTGTTAACACCCGTGTAACCCTGCGTCCACTGAGTTGTAGATCCCGAGGCGGCGGGGATGGTCCAGAAGAAGTTCAGGTTCGCGAGGGCAGAGGTGGTGGAGACCCACTCGATGGTGCCGTTCACGTCGAACGACGTCCCGGGGACGATCCGCGCCAGGCTGCCGTTGCCGCCCGCAGCTGTAGTGCTTGACGTGGTAGTGGCAAGCGGCGGGCAGCAGTTCGTGGTGACGATCGAGCCGGTGAGGAGCTGCGAGAGCACGACGCCGTTGGTCGAAGTGAACGTTGACCCGATTGTGGGGGTGCCGGAGGTGACGGAGTACAGCGTCCACTGAAGGGTTGGAACGGTCGTCGCGCTAGTGGAGGCTCCCATGGTTCCGCTGGCAATGATGGCGAAACTGGTCCCCGCTATGACTTCGCCTGAGTACGGGGTGTACGCCGCTACGATAATCTCGTTAAGAGAGTTGTTGCCGATGGTAACAGACGTGGTGCCTGCGCCGGGGGCCTGCTTGAAGTTCTGGAGGGTATTCGGGGCGACGAGCTGTGTCCAGGTGGCTCCGGCGGCGTGCGTAGAGGTGGCCCCGTTAATGCCCCGGATGACAGACCAGGTGGTTGTGTTGCTGCCCCCGAGGATGACCATGCAGATTTCGTTGGAGGTGTCAGCGGGGTCGCGGATAAAGAAATAGTTGTACGGAAACGTGGTCTGCTGCGCGACGGGGAAGCTGGTAGACCCGGTACTCATAGTCCAGGTCTCGTTAGTCAGGGCAGCCGGAGCGTCACCTGTAGCCGTGCCGCCGTTGTAGCCGTTGACTCCGATGACGCAGCTCGCGCAGTTGGCAAACACTTCCAGCGAAGGCGTCGGAACCGGGTATGTGCCGGTCATGACTTACGCCTCGCCTCTTAGACCGCGATGTTGAAGACTGCCGTGGTAGCAGCGCCGGAGGGAGTCGGCCAGATGATCGTGAAGGTGCCCGCCGTAACCGTCTGCGTGCCGCCGAAGTAGTTGAAGCAGTAACCCTGGCTGGCAGTCGGGGCGCTAATACTGGTGTCATATACCAGGCAGCCGTAGAATCCCGTCAGCGTGACTGTACCGCCACCGGCGGTGTTAGCTGCATGGTAGATCATAGAGGATGATCCCGTGTCCAGGCTGAAAGAAGTAGACGTCAGCGCGATGCCGCCTGCTGCCCAGTTGGTAGACGTAACTTCGTCACCTGTCGGCCAGTCTGTGGCCGAGCCGTAAGCGGTGTTGGCGAGAGTAGCCGTCTTGTCGGGAGTCGCGCTGTTGTTAAACAGGGCTACCTTGACAGTGTCGGTTGCAATGCCGCCTGTAGCAGAGTAGCCCGTGGGCAGCGCAGCGCTTGTAGTTCCTACTGCGGAGGACATCAGAGGGTTGTTCAGGGATGCCCTGAAAATAGCACTTACAGTCCATCCAGCCATTAGCTGTCCTCCTCAGTTTCCTGATCGTTACCGGAACCTCCGGAGGCTGAAGCCAGCCCTGCAACGATTTCGTAGTGCGGAACCTCAGGGTTTTCCCGGCGTTCCTTCTTCACCCGCGACGCGCGCCCCATCAGCCGAGCCTTGCCTGTGCGAGCCCGGCGTTAACCGCGCGGTCGGTGTGGCCGTCAGCGTGCGTGGTCTCGATCGCCATGTACGCCTTACCGTCGTCGCCCATGTTCACGATTTCGTCGCCGAGGTAGTCGTCGCGGTTAACGGCTTCGACCTTGCAGTCGGCCTTGACCGGGACTAGCGGAGCCGAGAGATTGTGCAGCTTGACGCAGTTGTGAAAGCGCGAAGAACCGGGGGGCAGCGGCTCGGGCAGGCGCTCAGCGTAACCGCAGTTAGGACAGTGCAGGTCCTCGTACTGCGGCTTCAAGAGCGGAATCTGGAACACGGAGCCTCCTGGGGTCTTCACCTACAAAGATAGCGGGCAAGAAGAGGATAGTCTACGAAGTCACGCCCTTGATGACTGCGAACGAAATTACGATTGCCTCTGACAGTGAGCCGCTGGTGGCATTGCGCACGTTTACGGTGGCCGAGCCCGAGCCGCACTGCGCGTTAAGCGTGTAGGCTCCCGCTGTGCCCGCCGACGAGTGGTTGAGCGCCAGTATGTCACCGGACGCGATGTAGACATTCGTCAAGGTGAAGGTGACGATCGCGGCGGACGCGAGTGCCGCGTTGCTCATGGTGATCTTCCCGGTGAGGTTGTTCAGCGTGACAGGGTTGGACTTCAGGTTGGAAGGGGTAGAAGGCTGCGTGACCGCCGCCGTTGTCCCGCTGGGAGTGCCGATCCGCAGGTTCACGCCGGTCGGGACGGTGCTTCCGGACAGCAGCGCGGGCATCGGCGTGGAGTTGTCGTTCAGCGTTCCGTCGATGACGAGGTTGATCTCCAGGCCGCTGTTGCCCGATCCTCCGACGAACACGGCGGCCTGCTGGTGGCTCGTGTTCGCGGCCCGGTCCCAGGAAACGCCGCTGACCGAGGAGTTGTAGGCGTTCCCGGCGGGGAACTCGAACCCGGCGAACGAGGCCAGCGGCGTGGTGCCGGAACTGGTGCCGTTGTTAGAGTTGGAGTCGGCGTCGCACGCGGATAGCACGATCTTGCCGCCGCCGCAGTAGTAGCCGGCCCGCGCGTTGTCCTGCGCGTAGAGCGCCGACCCCGTCACGCCGCTGTAGTTGCCGCCGACCGAAGTGCCGCTGATGTTCGTGAAGTTGAACCCGTTGCCGTAGCCGTTAGCCAGGCTGAAGGTGAGGCCCCCGGTGATGCTGCCGCCGTCCCAGGGCGGCGCTCCCGCGCCCGAGGGCGCAGTTCGCGTGGTCGCGGTCGCCCCCGTTCCCCGCGTGCTCGTCAGCGCGGCCCCGCTGAACCAGGACTTGCAGCCGGTCAGCTGGTAGTTGTCCTGCACGATGATCCCGCACAGCCCGCAGGCCCCGACATCGCAGTTGGACATCTCGCCGTCGGTGTCCACGTTGATCCCGAACCCGTTGCAGAGCCATACCTGGATGTCGCTAAACTGGCACGCGCCGGTTCCGGTCTGCACGAGGCCGTCCCCGGTGAAGTTCTGGATCAGCAGGTTGCTTGCCTGGTGGCGGCCGTCTACGTACTCGAAGCTGCCGGACGGACTGCGGTTGGAGAACACGAGCCCGGCCTGCCACGGGCTTCCCGCGCTCTGCGAGCCGGACTGGCCGTCCAGGGTCATGTCGAACACCTGGCAGCAGTTCGCGTCGTAAGTGGAGCCGATGTCCTGCGCGTTCATGAACAGGTTGTCGAACTGCCCGGCTGTCGTCTTCAGCTTGACCGTGGTCGCCAGGATGCCCGCGCCCTGCACGCGCACGTTCTGCGGGATGAACTGCTTGCCGGTGATGTAGGTGCCCTCAGGGAAGTAGACGCAGCCCGCGCCCAGCGCCCCCGCCGCGTTGAGGGCGTTCGTGATCGCCGTCGTGTCGTCAGTCGAGCCGTCGCCCTTCGCGCCGTAGGACATCACGCTGAACGCCGAGGTAAAGCTGGCGAAGTCATTAGCGGTAACGGCCTGCTGGATCGTAAATCCAGAAGTGTGGGCTATAGCTGTGCCTTCGTCGCCCCGGACTACGGTCCAGGTGTAAGAAGGGCCGCTGCCGCTGATCGCGGTGACCTTTATCTTTTCCGAAGTCAGTGCCGGGTCGATTACGTGGAAGTAGTCGCCGGTCACAAGAGACGCGGGAAATCCCGTGACAGACGTGACAGTCCAGGAAGTATCGGACGTAGTCGTGCCGCCAGATGACACAACCGCCGACGCGTTGTCGAAGAAAAGAAGCACACTGCCCTCCCTAGAGAGTAGTGTAAATGATATTGCCGTAGGCCGCCGTATTGCGGGTGTCTTCCGGGCCTATCGCGTCAATCCTGTAGAACCCGAGCGTCGTTCCCTGGGTGTCGGAATGCGGCACGGTGAAAGAGCACAGCCCGGCTGTGGGGGTGACTACGGTTCCGGTAATCACCTTGACGCTGGGATCTGTGTCCACGATTCCCGCGCTCGGCTTCAGGATCAGCTGCATGGTGTACCCCGTGAGGTTCAGCGCCGAAACTCCGCTGAGAATGGTGACGGACAGCGAAGTGTCATCGAATTCCCCGAGGCTGAGGTTCACGTTTTCAGCGGACCAGGCGGTTACGGAGCCGCTTACGGTGTAAACGGTGATTCCTCCGGCGTAAGAACCGTTTACCGTAGCCGTTCCCGCGAGCGTCGCAATGGTAACGGTGCCCGCGTAAACCAC